TACAAAACGTAGACAATGCTAACGACCACGGTGCATTCCTACCAGAGGTTGCACCTATTAGACAAAGCAACCTTTGTGCAGAAATTGACTTGCCGACTAAGCCACTTAATGATCTAAACGATCCGGAGGGAGAAATCAGTCTATGCACCCTTTCCGCCATTAACTGGGGCAATGTACGCACACCAGCAGACTTTGAAAAGGCTTGTACTCTTGCAGTGCGTGGACTAGATGCACTATTAAGTTATCAAGGTTATCCGATTCTTGCTGCAAGACTTAGCACAGAAAAACGCCGTCCTATCGGTGTTGGTATTATTAACTTTGCGTACTGGATGGCCAAGCACGACTTGACATATCAAGACATTGATTCGGATGGATTACAGTTAATTGACGAATATGCCGAAGCATGGAGTTATTACCTAATCAAAGCAAGTGCAGACCTGGCAGCAGAACAAGGCGCTATTCCTGGTGTTATGGAAACCAAATACGGACATGGAATTACACCAAACCAAACATACAAAAAAGACTTAGATGAATTACTTCCTCATGTTGAGCGTATGGACTGGGCAGGATTACGTGAGCAATTAAAAACCACAGGTATACGCAACAGCACACTAATGGCATTGATGCCAAGTGAAACAAGTGCGCAGATTGCAAACGCCACAAACGGCATTGAACCTCCACGCAGCCTTATCAGTGTTAAACAATCCAAGCACGGTGTACTAAAGCAAGTTGTGCCAGAATACAAGCGTTTGAAAAACAAATACGATCTATTATGGGATCAACGCAGCCCTGAAGGTTATTTAAAAATCATGTCAGTGTTGCAAAAGTATATTGATCAAGGCATCAGTGTAAACACAAGTTATAACCCTGTGTACTTTGAGGACGAAAAGATTCCAATGAGTGTAATGCTACAACACATGATCATGTTCTACAAATATGGTGGTAAGCAACTGTATTATTTTAATACACATGATGGACAAGGTGAACTTGATGTTAGTAAATTGGTAGGCGAAGTAGAAGAACCTGAAACAAATGGCTACCACATTGAAGATGACGAAGCCTGCGAAAGTTGCGTAATTTAACTTGACACACCCTTTAGGGTGTGTTATTATCTTAAAAAATAAGGATACACACATGAGCGTTTTTGATACTGAAAATCGTGCCGATCATACACAAGTACTGGCATTTCTTGATCCAACTGGGGGTCCAACTATTCAGCGTTACGATACGTTGAAATACAAAAGTTTTGATAATTTAACAGACAAAGAAGTAGACATCTACAAAGATGCAAAAGACTTCAAAAGTCTTACCGAGCATGAACAGCATATTTTTACCAGTAACCTAAAGCGCCAAATCCTGTTGGATAGTGTGCAAGGTCGTGCTCCTGTAGAAGCGTTTGGTCCTGTGGTAAGTTTACCAGAACTAGAAAACTGGATTCAAACTTGGACATTCAGTGAAACTATTCACAGTCGCAGTTACACACACATTATCCGTAATGTGTACAGCAACCCAAGTAAAATCTTTGATGAAATGTTAGACATTGAAGAGATTGTAGATTGTGCAGGAGACATTTCAAAATACTATGATGAACTGATTACTGGTGCAATGTACTACAATTTGTTAGGTGAAGGCACACATACAGTAAATGGTAAAAAGGTAACAGTAGATCTTTATGAGTTAAAAAAACGTATTTGGCTTACATTGATGAGTGTTAACATTCTTGAAGGTGTTCGCTTCTATGTTTCATTTGCTTGCTCTTGGGCATTTGCAGAACTTAAAAAGATGGAAGGCAATGCTAAGATTATCAAGTTGATTGCTCGTGACGAAAACCTGCACCTAGCAAGCACACAGATGTTGCTTAAGGTGTTGAAAAAAGATGATCCAGACTTTGCACGTATTGCAGAAGAAACAGAAGAAGAATGTATTAAAATGTTTGTTGATGCAGCCGATCAAGAAAAGGCATGGGCAGATTATTTGTTCAAAGATGGATCGATGATTGGTCTCAACACAGCATTGCTCAGTGATTATGTAGAGTGGATTGCTACACGTAGAATGACAAACGTAAATCTAAAGAGTCCATATAATATTAAAAACAATCCACTACCTTGGACACAAAAATGGATCAGTGGCGCAGATGTTCAAGTGGCCCCGCAAGAAACAGAGATAACTAGTTATGTCAGCGGCGGCACTAAACAGGACGTCAGCACAGATACATTTAAAGGATTTAGTCTATGATAGAAATTTGGGGAAAGCCTGCTTGTCCGCATTGCGAAGCAGCAAAGAGAACCTGCGAAAGCAGAGGACTTGATTATGTATACAAGCAACTTGATGTTGACTTTACACGAGATGAAATATTAGAAACGTTTCCGGGTGCAAGAACTTTCCCACAAATTATTGTTGGTGGCACAAAGATTGGCGGACACGACAAGTTAACTCAATATTTAGAAGAAACAAATTATAACGGAACAGGTTGGAGTCTATGATTATTGAAACACCATACAAACAAAATGATACTATAACTATTCGTACTGTGTCAGGCGAAGAAGTATTGGCCCGTTTTGTTGAAGAGAATGACAAGCAAATTACAATTGAAAAACCAATGTCGGTAATGGTAACACAGCAAGGATTAGGATTAGGACCTTACACTTTTACTACAAGTCCTAGTGCAAAACTCAAACTAAATAAAAATACAATTGTTTTTGTTCACAAAACAGACAGTGAAATGGCAAAACAATACGTTGCAAACACAAGCAGTATTGCAATGTTGTAAGGAGTAATAATGGCAGGAGTAACAACCGAAGCCGATACAGCAGGCGGCGCACTAACATCACTACAAAGTACAGTATCTATAAATGGTAGTGCAGTAGTAGTAAGTGGCAGTGCTGTTGCTGCACACGGTTCTGCTCCTCATATTGCTCAAACAATATCAGCCTCTGGAAACACAACAGTTACTATCAATGGAGTGTTGGTTGTAGTAGCAGGCGATACAGCAGATGTTTGCGGTGATGCAGCAGGCGGCAGCGGCACAGTCAGCATTGGTTGACAAAGAACAATACATATAGTAATATAAACTACACTAGGCAATTAGAAAGGCAAACTATGAATAAAATTATCTTGACCGACGCCGATGGCGTACTACTGAATTGGGAATATGCATTTTGTTGTTGGATGGAGCAACATGGTTATGAACAAATCACTAACGGCAATCACTATTATGATATAGGCGAACGGTTTGGAATTACAAAGGCAGAAGCAAAAGCCAAAGTAAAAATCTTTAACGAAAGTGCTGCAATTGGATTTCTACCTGCATTGCGAGATGCAATGTACTATGTAAAACGACTACACGAAGAACACGGATATACATTCCATTGTATTACAAGTTTGAGTCTTGATCCTAGTGCCTATAAATTGCGTAAAATGAATCTTGAAAAACTATTTGGTCCAACAGCATTTAGTAAACTTGTTTGTTTAGATACTGGTGCTGACAAAGACGAATATCTTGATGAGCATTATGCAGATACAGGATATTACTGGATTGAAGACAAAATGGAAAATGCTATTGCCGGACTCAATGTAGGACTTAATCCTATTTTAGTTGAGCACGGATTTAACATGAATGATAGCATTCCAGTTGGTATGAAAAAAGTAGTAAACTGGAAAGAAATATACGAGCATATTGTGAATGGATGATGGTAACTTACACGAACAACTTAAACTAGCGTTTTCTATCTATGTAAAAGAAAGCGAAAAGTTTGATGCTGGCGTCAAAGCCAGTGCAGTTCGTGCAAGAGAAGCATTGCAGGAACTCAAAGAGTTAATTGCTCTCCGCCGTAAAGAGATTCAAGACAAGAAGAAAGAAATGTAATAAATACATTGAGGAAGTACTTATGGCAATAAACACAGTAGACGACATTTATAAACAAATAAGATCAGAGTTTGGCGTTCTGCCAATACAATACACCCCTGGTGAAAATTTTATCAGGTATAGAGCAATTTCTTTTGAAAAGGCTACCGGAAGCGTTTTGCTTTCAAATAAAGTTATGGGTGAGATGTTTACTGTAAAAAGAGACGGACACAGCGTTGATTACATGCGTCCAGATGAATTAGAAAATGCAATCAGCAACAAAGGAAGTTTACCTTATTTCTTTGTTAATATGTAAGAGGAATACATGACATCTAAAGAATACTTGTTAAGCATTGGCAGAAGAGTAGAATTTTATAACAAAGCAAGAAAACGAGCAACCAACTACATTCGATTAAATCAAATTGAAGATATACAATTACAAACCAGTTTAATTTTAATATCTGCTATTTGGGCAGCAAATAAACTAGAACAAGATTTAACTGATGATGATTTATATATATTGTTTGGTTTAGAAAACAAAGGTGATTCATTAGGTACAGTTTATAATATACATCCAGATATGAAAGAGATGTCATTAGGAGAATTATTTGATATAACTGTTGAAAGTTTTTAATCCATGTTAGCGCAATAATGTAACATATTTGTAAATACATTATGTTAAAAGATCTCAAAGAAGAATATAGATTGTTTTACATGGTCAAGGGTCACCTTGACGCTTCCCCCGAAACCGTAATAGATTGTGC